GCAACGAGCGGAACGCGGAGCGCCTCCACCACCCGCTCCGCCGCCTCCAGCCGATCCAGCAGGGCGAGGATGGCCTGCGGGTTGGCGGCGGTGAAGATGAACCGTGCGTTGGCCTCCCGCTTCTCCCAGCTATTGCCGACCGCCCGGATGATAACATCGCCCGTGTTGTCGTTTAGGTCGGCCTTAAGGATCGTGTAGTCGAGGCTGAGGTGCCACGGCCCCGGCGTCGCCTTCTCGGCCAGCGCGCGGAGTCGATTGATGGTGGGGTCGGTGGTCATGGCTCGATCTCGTTTGCAGCTTGGATCAGCATATCGGCGACGGTCTTGGCCGAATAACGCGACAGGTGGATTTCTGCTGCGGGGCGCTTGCGGCTCTTGTTGTAATCCCATTCGCGCAAGACGAGCATCAGCCCATCACCGTCAGGCTCGACGGTGAACGCGAATCCGTCTGGATGTTCAAGCTTCCGCGTTGTTTCAATGGGCAGGAAGCCCTCCCGGCCGTTGTCCTCGCTCATCCCTCCCCCTTCTTCTCCCCGCCGGGGAACGGCAGGGCGCGGATGATGCGGATGGTGAACCCCGGCGCCGGAGACTTGGCTAGTTCGTTCGCCGCCGCCTCCTTGGCGGCCTCCCAGGCGTCGCGCTGGATGGCGCGGATGTCGTGAGCCGGAAGGTCGTACTCCTCGGCCCACTCGGCTTCGTCACGGAGCGGCATGGTCGGTTCCTTTCGCGCGCCGCCGTGCGACGCGATCGATCTCGTACAGCCGGTGATTCACCGCAGCGATTCCCGACCACGCCAGCGCGCGGCAGTCGCGGTCGGTGAAGCCGCGCGGGGCGTTGCCGATCGCGTCCAGCGTGTGGTAGGCGAGCGCGAAGGCGCAGGACAGCGCGCCCAGGTCGGCGAAGTCGGGGATCACGGGGGCGCGCGGTCTCACGGTATGCCCTCCAGCACCATCGCCTCGCGGACGACGCGCTCCGTGTTGACGTAGTCCTGCATGCGGCCTAGGTGGCGCAGCGCCGCGGCGTGATCGCCGGCGCGCTCGTAGTGCTCGATGCGCTGGCGCTCCATCGCGGCCTTCACGCGCAGGCGCCCGGTGACGGTGATCGTGGCGGTCATGCGCTGGCCTCCGCGTCGATGGTGGCGATGCGGTACCAGCCGTGGCTGGAGCGCCGCAGCAGGCCGGCGCGCAGCGCGCGCAGCAGGCGGGTGGACGCACAGCGCTTGCTGATCCCGAAGGAGGCGGCGACCGTCTCGGCGTCGACCGCGTCCTGCGCCGCCAGGTCGAGCAGCAGGCGCGTCTCGGGCGAATCCTTGCGCACTTCGTAGTAGCGCTTCGCCTCATGTGGCAGGAGGGCGCGCAGGGTGCGGATCAAGCCGCCGCTCGTCGGCGCGGTGACGTACGACGTGTAGCCGCTCGGGGTCTTGATCCAGGCGGACCAGGTCATGGTTCCACCCCTGCCGGCACCGCCGGCGCCTGGCACCACGCGTCGAGGAACGGCCGGACGTGGCGCAGGTACAACCCGTGCGCGCGCGCGTCCTCGTTGGCAGGAAGAATCGTGTGGGCAGCCGCCGCCAGGAAGTCCTGCACCATGCGCCACGAGCGGAAGCCCTGAGCGCGAAGCCATTCGGCCAGCTCGTCCACGGCGTCGGGCTGCGTGGCGTAGCCGAGGCGCGAGCACAGCCGGCGCAGCTCGGCGCGGGTGTCCTTCGGGGTCGGGTCGAAGCATTCCGATCCGACAACGGGGGTGGGTGTGTTTCCGCCCACCCACACACCCGTACTCCCATCACCCGTATACCCATCACCCGTATCCCGCTGTGGCACCACCGTGGCGCCACCCTGGTCGGCGGGTGGCTTGCGCTCGTCTGCAACAGCAGGAACCGTTTTGGATACCGCTGCAACGCCTGCGAGGTAGTTGCGGACGCTGATGCCGGGAGGCAGCGGGTGCTTCGGAGGGCGGTTCCGCTCCTCCTTCGGCATGCTCGCGATCTGGTGTTTTCGCAGGCCGGGGAGCCACAGAAGCGCCACCCCATCGCCACCCTGGTACCTCAGAACCAGGCCGGCGGCGACCAACTCGTCGAGCCAAGCGACGATCTGCTCGGCGACCAGCTCATCGTACGGGAACAGCTCGACGCGGATCCGCCGCGGCCGGTCCTCCAGCACGCCCCAGGCGTCGGCCATGCACCACAGGCCGGCGAACAGCAGGCGCGCGTCGCGGCTCACCTGGGCGACGCTCTCGGACTTGAAGAAATCTGGCTTGAGCGCGCGGATCCTCACCGGCATCCCTTCCATCGCATGTCGTCCGTGATGTCCTCCGGCGTCAGCGACTCGCCCGGCAGCAGGCACGGCCAGCGCAGCAGCTCGATGCCGATGCCGTAGCTCCAGGCCAGGAGCGCGAGGCCGCCGTGCTGGTCCGTCTCGTCGAGCGCCAGCCGCTGGTGCGGCTCCACGTCGCCGAAGCGGATGCGGCCGGGGCGGTGTTTCACTTCGACGAGGACGGCCTGACCGGTGCCGGGCACCATCGCCGTGAAGTCGCCGGCGACCTTCGCGATCGGCGTCGCGCCCGTGACGCGGCCGTTGCGCCACTGCACGCGCCATCCCGTCTCGATGCGGGCGACGCGCACCAGGCCGGATGCGATCAGCCGCATCTTGATGACGCCCTCAACGGCTTCGCCGTGCGCGCGGTTGAAGCGACCGCGCAGGCGTGCGGCGACGCTCGGGAGGCGGTTGTCGTCGATCACGCGTCGGCCTTCCCGCACGCGATGTAGACCTCGGCCATGCGCCCCGAGCGAGTCGCGCGCTGCTGGCCGAGCTTGCAGACGCCGGGCAGCCCGAGCCGGCCGAGCGCGACCAGCTCGACGAGCCGCGGGCGCACGGTGTTGCCGGGGATGCGCAGCATCGTCTCGATCTCGTCGGCGGTCGCGCCACCCATGCCGCGGCCTTCGATGTAGGCGCGGATCTGCTCGCGCAGCGCTGCGGCGTGCGGTCGGATGCGGCGCGCGGCCTCGTTGCTCGTCGGCGTGCCGTTCGACGGCGGCGTCAGCGCGTCGGCGATGAGGTCGAGCTGGCGCGGTGCGGCGGTGCGGGTCACTTGGTCCCCCTCTCGCTCTCGACGATCATCGCGTCGGCGATGTGGTAGACGTGGGCGGCGATGTCGCGCGCCTCGATGTTGTGATTGCGGAGCAGGTGCTGGCTGGCGCTGAGAGCAGCCGCGGCGAAGTAGTCGCGCAGCGACATGCCGTCCTGCGCCACCTGTCCCTGCTCGAAGTCAGCCGGCGCGCGCGGGAAGGCCGCGCCCCCATCGTTCGGGCGGCTCACGACGGCACCCCTTCCAGCACGTCGGGTGCCTCCTGCGCCACGCCCCACTTCTTGTTGGCGATACCGTCAAGCGCGCGGTCGACCTCGGCCATGCCGGCGTCGAGCAGCGCCGTGGCGCACTCGATCACGCGGCACTCGAACGGCCATACCGTGGACTGCACGATCCAGAAGAACGGCACGCGCTTGCCGGTGAGCCCCACGCGCACCGCGTCGTAGATCGCGCCCTGCACGTGAAGTAGGAAGTCGCGCACGGACCACTTGAACTTGGACAGCGGCGAGCCGGTCGTCTTGTAGTCGGCGGTCCATTCCTCGTGGTAGACATCGAATCGAGCCTGGACGTACAGGCCGGTGTGTGGATCGCGCACGCGGCCGGTCAACTCGCGCCGGCCGCCAGCCATCAGCCGCGCGGCGACGGGATTGGCGCGGATGCGGTCGACGAGGAAGCGGATCTTGGCGTTCTCGGCCGGCGTGATGAGCCGCTCGCCGGGCATCACGTGCTCGGCCTGCCACGCCTTGCACGCCTTCGACGTGCTGATGCCGCGCTCGGTGACGAACTCTTCCGGGCAGATCGGATGCTTGGCTGAGTACTCGCCCTCGTCCTCCAGCAGCATGTGGACGCTGGTGCCCAACTCGGTGGCGTCGCTGCCGTTGAACTGCGCGAGCGGATGGCGCTCGATGTAGCGGAGGCGGTATCCCTCTTCGGACTGGAGGTACGCGCGGATCTCCGTCGAGCCGAGCGCACCGCTGGTGAAGTAGTCGGACGCTGGCTCGGCGAACAGGCCGAGCTTCGGTGTGGCGGGGAGCGGTGCGTTCACGGCGTCACCGTCCCGTCCGGCTGGAGCGTGGCCTTGGTGACGACGGAGTCGCGTCCCTGGTGGATGACCTCGAAGGGTGGCTGCGCGAAGCGGCTGGCGCTGGCCTTCGGATCGTCCGTGCGCGCGAACAGCGTGGCGAGGTCGACGCCCTCCTCCTTGGCCGTGTTCTTCGCCGCGATGAGGTCGGACATCTTGTCGAGGTCGATGTCCGCCTCGGCCTTCACGCCGAGCCAGTCGAAGATGGCGGCGCGCTTCACCCCCTTCTCTTGGAACCAGTCCAGCGTGGCCTTACGTCGCTCGGGCAAGGTCTTGGCGTCGCCGGCTGCGACGCGCTTGGCTGCGTCGATGATCGGCTGCACGATGGCGAGCGGCACCGCGAGGAAGATCGCGTTGCGCCGCGCCTTCGAGCAGGCAGCCGCGCGGGTCGTCGCGATCTGGTCGGCCTTGATCCGCGTGCCGTCGCGCTTGAGCAGCGACACCGTCACCTCGGTCGAGTGGGCGACGTTCGACTCCAGATCGTGCGCGATCCCCTGCGCGACCACTTCCGTGGCCGTCTCAGCGATGACGCGCGCCTGCACGCGCAGGTTGCCGTACGTGGCGGCGACGATCTCGGCGAGGCGCGCGCTCGGACCCTTCACCTTCTCGCCACCAACGGGCTTCGCGTACTCCAGCGATGCCGCGATCTCGGGCGTGATGGTCGCGAGCGACTCGGCGCGCTTGAGGAAGGTGTCGATCGAGCGCGGGAATCGGTGTGCGGTCGCGATGGACGTGTCGATCTCGGCGCGCGTCAGGCTCTCCAGCGCGCTCGGAGCGACGATCATCGCTTCCTTGGTCTCGATGTTGTTGGCGTCGTTCATGTCAGAGGCTTTCCGCGAGGTGCTTCTGCGCCTTGTTCAGCGTGCGCGTGGCGAGCTGGACGAGGCTGCGATTGATGGTGGTGGGATGGGCGGCGACGTAGCCGACAGCCATCGGGAGCACGCGCCGCAGCGCGGCGATCAGCTCCTCGTTCATCTGACGTTCGGTGATGAGATCGGCCTGCGAGCCGGTCCACACGACACGCTCGGTCGGCACGGTCTTGGGTTCGGCGGTGTCGTTCACCGGACACCGCCATTCTTGGTCAGGCAGCGCGCGGCGACGACCTCAGCGACGTGGTCGTAGGATTCATCCGCGGGCTGACTCTCGGCGCCCTCGGTCCACACGACGCGCGTGTGGCCAGCTCGGATCTCGGCGCCTTCGCCGTGGAAGGACACGAGGCAGGCCGCGTCCTCGATGTACTTGCACGCGGCGACGTACTCGCCGTCCGCAGCGTAGACCTTGTAGAGCGGTGATGCCGCCATGATCACACCCCCCGCTCGCGGTCGCTGAGGATGTCGGCCACGTACGCGTCGAAGTCCTCGGCCGTCGGCACGTAGCACTTCGCGCACCGCCAGTCGCCATCCGTGTTGCGGTACACGTCGTCGCGCTCGAAGTAGGAGCCGCAGCCCTCGCAGTACTTGAAGCAGCGGTCGCACGTCTCGTGCGCGCCCAGCGGCTGGTGGCACTCGCGGCAGGAGGTCGGCGTCTCGCAGCACGGGCAGTAGCCGTCCGCGTTCATCGCCACGTCGCACTCGTCGCAGCGCATCGTCGCGCGGATCAGCGCGCTCGACTCCGCGCGCTCGGCGGCGCTCGGCCGCTCCAGCGCGGCGAAGAAGGCGTCCCAGGCGCGGGCGGCGCTCTTGAGGTCGGCGGTGCCCGTGAAGATCATCCGCGGGTGCGGATTGCCGATCGCGTCGGCCAGGTTAGGCTCGTGGCTCACTCGTTGGTCCTCTCAGGGGTCCGGGTGAAGGGCCGGGGCGTTAGCGCGCCACCGGCCCGGTTGTTTCGTCAGGCGATCCGGGTGGCGTGGCGGGCGCGGACCCGCTCGGCTGCGGCCGCACGGAACTCGGGGCAGCCGCCGCAGGACTTCGACGTGCCGACGCGCAGCGCGCGGCTTTGCACCGAGCGCTCGGTGCCGCAGTCGCAGCGGCAGATGACTTTCCGGGTGTCGCGCGGGCACGGGCCGATGACGGTCCAATGGCCGAAGCGTTGGTTGGCTTCCATGAGCCGGTCCTTTCAGGGGAACGGGAGCGCGCCGGCGCCGCAGAGCGCGAGCAGCGCGCCGATGGCGCAGGCGCAGAACAGCATCACGCCGATGGCCGCGCCGCGGGCGACGCCCTGGATCAGCGCGCGGATCACGACAGCGCCTGCGCAATCAGGTCCGGGCGGTAGCGGACGCGGTTCCCGAACCACCGCATGGAGTGGTCGGGGAACTGGCCCTGGAGCCGCCAGGTGTGGACGGTGTTGCCGGCGACGCCGAGGTACTGAGCGATCGTCTCGCGCGTCACCCACCGATGATCGAGGTCGGGACGCATGACGCCGTCGACGACAACCGGGTCCTGCACCCGTCGCCGCGGAGGATGTGCTGTTCGCATGGATGAGAACATGCACGGGATTTTGAGAACAGCAAGAACTTTGTTCTCGGATTCCCGAACCTGGCGGAATCAGCGCTGGAAGTAGCGCGGCGACCGTATGTTGCCGGGCCGCGTGAAACCCGAGCCCGTGCTATCAGCCTTCGGCGAACTCTTCGAAAAGCTCCGAGAGGCCAAGGGCCTCACGAAGATGGACCTTGCGCAGATGGCCGGCGTTTCCCGCAGTGTCCTCACCGACACGCTGCGCGATGCGGAATGGGCGAAGCGCAACGGCTACCACTGGCACGCTCCGCCGCTCGACAAGGTCGACATCTGGGCCGACGCGTTCGGGCTGACTGGCGCCGAGCGCGAGCACTTCAAGGATCTCGCCGACCTCGCGCACGCACCGCCGCGGTTGCTCGCGCGCATCGACGATCTCAAGGCGCAGGTGCGAGCGCTCGGCGAGCGCGTGCGCGCACTCGAACAGCAGAGCGACGAGCGTCGGCGTCGGCATCGGTAGCCGCCTCCTGCTCCAAGCGCTCGATGCGCGCGCGCAGCGCGATCAGATCCACCTCGATCGCATCGAGCGCGCGCCATCCAGCTAGGTAGTAGCGGTTGCGCACCGCCGATGCCGAGAAGCACATGAGGGGCGGCGACAGTACCGAAGTCATGCGGCGGAAGCGAGCGCGGACTTTACCGAAACAGCGACGCCAAGTAGAGCGAAGGTAACGGGTTGTAACCGAGCGCGGTTGTTCCACGTGGCCCTACCCAACACCTGTTCTCACTTGTCAGAACATGGCAACCGCGCAGGGTGCCGGGCCATGGCACGAACCGTCCCCTGCGGCCGCGGCCGCTCCAAGGTCCGCTGGCGCGATCCGGTCACGGGTGCCGATCGCTCGACCAAGGCCCTCCCGAACCACGAGGCCGAGCAGCTCCGCCGCGAGCTGGATGCGGAGGCGCGTGCACGGCGCGAACTGCGCACGCTGCGCCCCGGCATCGTGGTGCCGCTGGCGACCGTCCTCGGCTCGTGGGCACGATGGACGGTGGCCAACGAGCAGGCGAGCGAGCACCACGCCGCGGAGGTCGCCCGCATCCTCGGCCGCCTGATCGAAGCCCGCGGCTGGACGACGACGCGCGACGTGACGACGCAGGCGATCACCGCCTGGCGTGCCGAGGGCGGGGGCACCGAGCGAAAGCTGGGGCTGCTCAAGACGCTGTTGCGCTACGCGCGCGCCCACCTCCGGCAGCCAGTGGACGAGCATGTGCTGCACACCGCGGCGAAGCGCGTCGAGCACCGACCGCCGCCGGATCTGCTCACCTCGGACCAGGTGCGTGCGCTCATCGGCCGCGCGCGCGACCGCGGCGGCGAGCATGCCGGCGCGATCGTCGAGCACCTCGCGACGTACGGATGCCGCCCGATCGACGCCTGCCGGCTGCGCGTCCGCGATTTCAACCCGTCCACGGGCATGATCACGCTGCGCCGGGTGAAGGGCGGCGGCGGCGCGACGCACCCGCTCAAGCCCGAGCACGTCCAGCGCTACCGCGCGCTGTGCGCCAACCGCGAGCCGAACGCGCCGCTGTTCCTCTCGCCCTACGGCGACGGCTGGCGACACGCGCGCAGCGCCGGCCAGCTCGTCGACTGGTACACCGCGAACGTCAGTGAGTACCTGTTGCCGCGACCGCAGCGCGGGCTCTACGCGCTCAAGGACTACGCCATCTCCACGATGGATCGCGCCGGCATCGACGACCGCACCAAGGCGTTGTTCACCGGGCACCGCACGCTCGCGGTGTTCGCGCGCTACAAGACGACGAACCAGGAGCGCGCCGCGGCGGCCATCGCCGCCCTCGCGCGCCCCGGCTTCGCTCCCGGATCCGCCCCCGCCGAGCCCCAACCGCGCCCTTGGGGCGCGGCGGGCTCGGCGTAAGTCCTTGTCGTTTGGTGGCCCCAGGCGGAATCGAACCGCCGACACGCGGATTTTCAATCCGAGATGTAGGCGCATACGAACACACGTGGCCGAACGTGTGCTTGACTCGTCAGGAGTTAGCGCCGGCGATTCACCGCTGAAAACACGTGGAGGCACGCGGCGCGCGCCCCAACCGCGCCCCACTGCGCGAGCTTCCCGCGCCCCACGTGCACGCACCGCCCCGGGTGCTACAAGCCGCCGCCATGCGCCATGCCCTGCTGCTCGCGGTCCTCATGCTGGCTGGCTGCGGCGGCAGCGGCGGCGGCTCGACGAGCAGCAGCGCGCCGCCACCTCCGCCACCACACGACCCGACCTTCGATCGCATCGCCGGCGCGTGGACGGGGAAGGTCTACCGCTCGACGGGGATCTATGGCTCGGTGTTCGCCGTCGGTCAGGTCGTTGCCTTCACGGTGGACGACGCCGGCTACCTGCACGGCAGCGATGGCCGCGGCGGCACGCTGGACGTGCGTCTCTACGAGACGGATCCGCCGCGGCAGTTTGAAGGCGACCGTGCGCTTGCCGGTGGCGGCACCGAGCACGTCATGTTGTACGACGACGAGCTGGCACCGCCGCCGATCGCGAGTCTGACGATCCCCGGCACCAGCTCGGCCGTCTGGTTCACGCTCACCGGCCCGACGGGCTAGAGCCGCATCACCGCGATCGTGCGCCCGATCGCCGACTCGCGCACCGCCTCGTCCGGCACCTCGCGGCCTTCGACCAGGTCGAGCGCCGTGAGCGGCAGGTTGCGCTCCTTGGCGGCGCGCAGCACGGCGACCAGGTGCCGGCTAGGGACCAGCCCGCGGTCCTGCATCCGGTAGCCGATCGTCGCCCACTTGTGGGTTTGCGCGCGCGTCACGCCGATGGCCTTGGCCAGCGCGTGGTAGCCGCCGAACACGAACACCGCGTAGGCGGCGGGAGAAAGCCTCATGTCCAGGTTGTCCAGACGGATACCGCGAGCGCAATGGCTTGGTGTCCATTTGGGATACTCGGCAGAGTGTTTTAGGTTGCGCTTGTTGCAACGGGTTCGTTTGTGGTTGTCGGCCGTATCCCAAACGGCAACGTAGCCGCCATGACCACCGCAACGAAGGCGCGCCGTTTCACCATCGACACGGAGTGGTTCGTCCGCCGGATCGGCGAGACGGTCGGCAGCCAGGTCGAGCTGGCGCGGCTGATGAAGACCCGCACCGGCGAGCAGATGACCAAGGCCACGGTCTGGAAGACGCTCACCGGCCGGCGCGCGCTCGGCGCGAGCGAGGCGGCGCAGATGGCCGTCCACCTCGGGGTGCCGGTCGGCGAGATCCTCCGCCACGCCGGCGGCGCGCGCTTCGAGCGCCCCCTGCCGACCGCGTCCGTCCCGCTGGTCGGCACGGTCGACGGCGAGGGCCACGTGGATGCGGAGTGGAAGGAGACGAACGGCGACCAGGTGATCGCGCCGCCGCATCTCCCCGCCGGCGCGCTGGCCGTCGTGGTCGAGGCCGGCACGTACCAGGGGACGATCCTGTACCTCGGCGCGCAGGCGCCGCGGCCAGCCAAGGATCGCTTCTGCGTCGTGAAGCTGGAGCGCGGGCCGACGGTCTGCGCCTACGCGCTGCGCCGCGGCACGGTGACGACGTGGCCGGGGATGTGCGAGGTGGAGGCGGATGCTACAGCCATGTCGTGGGTTCGCCCTGTCCTCTGGCAGCGGCTGCCGTAGGATCAGCGCGTCGCGCAGCGGACGAGGCTTTGGCCCGGCTACACGGTTCTGGGCTGTGGTGTGTCGGGGTGGGTAGCGAGCGGCTGACCAGCGACACGACCGACCCCGGACCTCAAGCCGGGGTCGACTCGTTTCAGGCGGCGATGCGCGCGCGGACCTTGTTGACGACCGCCGCCGCCTTGCCCTCCAGCTTCGCGACCACGTCCGGCGCCACGGCTGCAACCTGCGTCGCCACCTCCTGGTGCCCGAGCGCATGGCGCAGCAGCGTCATCAGCGAGACGAGGCCGAAGGCGCCGTCCACCCACGGCATGTAGTCGAGCAGCGAGCGCACGGTGAGCGACAGCAGGATCGAGCCGAGCATGCCGGCGGACAGCGCCGACAGCAGCGGGCGCACGAGCGGGAAGTAGAACGCGCCGGCGGCGGCGAGCGCAGCGACGAGGATCGACCAGGAGACGTTGCGCATGAGCGACGCGCGCGCGGCCGCATCCTCGGCGATCCGCGCCGCGCGCTCTTCTGCCTTCTTCTCGTCGTCGAGCGTCTTGGCTGCCGCCTGCGCGCGCGCATCGGCGTCGGCAGCCTCGCGCTGCGCGGCATCGCGCTCCTGCTCGGTCTTGGCGATGCGCTCGTGCGCGTGCGCCACCGCCGCGTCCTGGTCGGCCTTGGCCTTCGCGTCCAGCTTCTGCTCGACGTTGTCGGCGACATGGCCGGCTGGCGTCCGGCTGCCGCAGCCTCCGAGGCACAGCGCGCACGCGCCGAGTAGCGCGGCGAGGATGGTCGTCACGAGACGGAAGCGCATCACGTCTCCTTCTGCTTCGGGATCAGCGCCGAGCGGTCGCGCTCGCGGAAGTGGATCGGCGTCGGCGGATCGCCCATCACGCGCTTGAGCACGGCAGTATTCTCGGCCAGGCCGGCGATGCCGCGTTCCGTCAGATCCGCGAGGATCTCAAACTGGCGCTTTTCCATCGTCTCGACGCGCTGCTCCAGCTTCCCGTTGCGCGTCTCGCATTCGCGGTGCCGCTCCACCGAGAGACGCTCGGCGCGCTTCTCGCGCTTGTTGAACCAGAGGACGGCGACGATGAGCGCGCCCGTCAGCGTGAGGTGGCCGGCGATGGTCGGGTCCATACTCACCAAACGGGAATCTCGATGATGGAGAAGTAGGCGCGGGCGTTGATGGTGCCGACCGCGTTGGGGAGCGCCGTGTTGCGCGCGCCGCCCGTGTTGTGGAACACCTCGACCCACACCGGCGTACCGGCGCCGAGCGCGATCACGGCGCTGGTCGTGAGCCACGGCGTGGTCGCCGTGTTCGGAATGGCCATCTCGGCGAACACCGGGCTGGCGCTCGCCGGCGACGAGTTGGTGCGGACGTAGAACCGCGTCGCCACCGTGCCGGCCGCCAGGCCCACGCTGATCGACACCTGGTAGGCGCCGGTGCGCCGCGGCATGAACCAGTTGTTGCCGGTGTCGAGGAAGTCGCTGATGCCGGCGGTGTAGGCCGTGCCGTCGAGGACCAGCTTGGTCGGCGTCGAGTCGGGGATGGACTGCGCGTTGAGCTGCGAGCACGCCGCGGACATCGACCGGGACTTGCCCGCGATCTTGATCCACGCGCTGCCCGTGCAGTACAGCACGGCCAGCTCGTTGTACCACAGCACGCGCGAGGTGAAGCCGTCGATCTTCTCGCCCAGCGCGTTGCCGGCGATCGTGACCAGCTTGGTCAGCGACGAGTCCATGCGCAGCGCGATGAACTTGCCGCCGTTGCCCGAGACGGGCGGCAGAAGCACGGTGTAGTCCGCCGGCGTGCCGGCATCGACGCAGACGTGCCAGCGGCCGAACGCGGTCCCGGTCAGCGTCGTGGCGCCGTTGATCGTGATCTCGGCCTGCGCGCGCGCCGAGAGCATGTCGACCGCGGCCCAGGTCGCATCTTCACGCAGGAAGCGCGAGGTGCCGGCGACGCCGCCCGGATCGGGGACGAGGCCAGCAGCGTGCGAGCCACCCGACGCGACCATCGTCGCGACGTTCGCCGCGGCCTGCGCCGGCGTCAGCACCGTGGGCGACGTGCCGCCGGTCGGCGACCCCAGGATGCCCTGGGTGATCGACGCCATGCGGTCCTGGGCGATCGAGCCCGCGGCGACCTTGGCGTTGGTGACGGTCCCATCGCCCGGCACGGCGAGCGGCACGCTGCCAGGATCGAACGCCTCCAGCGCGTTGCCGAGGTTGTTCCAGCGGATGCCCTGGCCAGCGGCCGGTATCGGCAGGTTGAGGTTGTAGCCGGCCGGCGACAGGGCCGGGTTGAGCGTCAGCGAGCGCGAGAGCTGGTCTTGCTGCTGCTGGGCGATCTTGGTCAGCTTGTCGAAGCCGGCTTCCACCTGCGCCGGCGTCGCCGGGAGGCTCACCGTCTGCGTGATCGGATCGACGCGCCGCAACGCGATCAGCACGCCGGAGGCGGGGGCGCCAGCGACTATCGTCACGTTGCCGCCGCCCGGTCGGCCCACGTCGGAGTCGGGGATGGTGAAGCCCGAGCCGAGCGAGAGCGTCGTCACCGTCCCGGCGTTGACCGTCGAGGCCACCACCTCGGACTTGTCCGTGATGGTCCAAGTGAACGGGAACGTCGCAGTGACGCCGTCGCCGACGTAGTCGTTTCTGTTGGTCGTGGTCGTGACGGTCATGGCGGCGACTCCCCACAGTGTGCGGCGGTATCCCGATGGGCAACCGCTCGGCCGACGGTTTGCGATCCGAAGGTGGACATACGCCTATCGTTTCGGAGGCGGCCCGCCGATGAGCGGCGCCGGCGATCCGCCGTGCTCCAGCCAGTAGGCGAAGCCCTCGGCGGTGCGCGCGGTCTGCGCCGTCGGCCAGTGGGTCAGCACGCCGGCGACATCGAAGGCGGCTTCGCCCAGCTTCGTGTCGCGGTTCGGGTGCTCCCACTTCTCGTGAAGCTTCTCGGCGAAGGTGCCGAGCTGCTCCAACCCGCGCGTTCCGGTCGGGCCGTGGTAGCCCATGCCGCGGAACAGCGTGGCGGAGAAGTCGCGCGCCAGCGGGATCTCGCCCAGCAGCATGCCGCCGATCTCTTCCGTGATCGTGGCGTCCTTGTCCTTGTTGGGGTGCGGGTGCAGGAAGTTGCGCAGGGCCGTCACCGCCGCGGCCGGCAAGACGTACAGGAGCATCATGTCCACGGCGAGCTTGCCCGTCGCCGCGAGGTCGTGCCCGATCGCCGGCAGCGAGGTGGGCGCCTGGAAGGTCGAGCCGTAGCGCTTGAGCGACTCGGCGCGCAGGTTGTACGTCGTGTTCGCGTAGTGGATGAACTGCGTGAACAGCCGCTTGAGCGGGTGGCCGCGCTGGATCGACGCGAGGTCGTGCGGGTCGTTGGACCCCTGCGTCTCGCGCACCGTCGAGTCGGCGATGGCCGCTGCCTTGGCCACGTCGCCGTCGTGTTCCTCCAGCGCCTTCTCGTGAGCGGCGACCCACGTGAGCACGCCGACGGCGCGGTCCATCTTGGTCACGAGATAGTGGAACGTCTCGCGGATCGGCGTCAGCACGCCGGTGGCGCGGAGCCGCTCGTTCACGTCGCCGATAGTGCGGTTGCGCATCCGCGCGCGCTCGCGCATGTACGGGCTCATCTCGTCGACCCACGCCGCCGCGTTCTTCCACGCCAGCGGATTGGCCACCAGCCGGCCGATCGTCTTGGCCATCTTCCCCGCGCCGACGCGCGTCATCACCTGGAAGATCCCCGAGCCGTTCATCAGCGCGACTTGCAGGTTCCACGCCATGGCCGCGGTCGACGAGCCGCTCGCGATCCAGTTGATGGCGCGCTCCATGCCGTCCTGGCTGAACACGTCACCGGCCGCCGAGTCCTCCAACGCCGCGCGGATGTCCTCCATCGCGCCATCGCCGTAGTGCTTGCGGATCGCCGTCTCCACCTCGCCGTCCTTGTTCAACAGGCGGTTGATGTCGATCAGCGTCTCATGGTAGGCGAGGTCGTGAAAGACGCGGTTCAGGTGCTCGTAGAGCACGCCGAACTCGAGGCGCAACGGCACGCCCAGCCCGTCCTCGGCGCGTGCCTTGGTGTGGTTGCGCCGCGTCGTCGCCGCGCCGTAGCCGCCGGCCTTCATCAGCGACGCCTGCTCGGCGCGGAGCTGGCCATGCGCCTTGGTCGAGCGCGTCGGGTCGTAGGCGATCGGGAAGTATCCGCCCTTGAAGGTGCCGAAGCGCGTTTCCACCGGCAGCGCGTCGACCTTCTCCGGCGCCACGCCCGTCACGCGCTGTTGCTTCGCCGCGATCCGGTACCAGTAGCTGTTCACCAGGTCGAGCGTGCCCTGGACGTAGTGCCAATCCTTCTCGTCGAGCGAGTCGAGGATGGCGTGGACCTCGTCCTGGGTGAACTGGCGCAGGAGCCGCTTGCGGTTGCCCTCGTTGCCCCAGTTGAGCGCGACCATGATCCGCTGCTCCAGCGTGATCGGCCGATCCAGCCCAGGGATCTCCTTCCGCACGCGCGCCATCGGGCCGAGCTTGCCCCACGCCTTGGCGAGCGCGCTGTACTTCTCGGCCGCCTCGCGCTTGTCGGTCCGCTCGCGATCCGATGCCTCGTTCAGCCGACGCGTGATGTGATCCCACAGCGCGCCATGCTTGAAGCCGTCCATCTCGTACAGCCGCGAAGTCATCTTGCGCAGCGCGCCGACGAACCGGCCGAAGGCGCGCGCGGGTCCCGACAGCAGGCTCGGCCCGATCGGCTTGGACTTCTCCTTGCCGCCGAACTCCACGACGGTGTCGGCCATCGTCTTGCGCGCCTCGTCGAGCGTCTCCTTGCGCTGCTGCTCCAGCAGCTTGCGCTTGTTGAGCGCCATGGCCTCGATGTTGCGCACCGCATCGTTCAGCGCCGCGAACTCGTCGACCGTCAGCGAGCGCCAGTTGGTGCGCCGCGCCTCGTCGCGCATCTCGTCCGGAATGACTACCTGCTCGCCGGCCGCCTCGCGCTCGGCGATCCAGGCCGCGAGCGACTCGCGCCGCGTCACCTGCTCGTAGGGAATGGTCGTCAGATCGAAGCGCGCCAGCAGCGCGTCCATCTGTTCCAGGTAGCCGGAGGTGCGCGCGTAGGTCGCGCCGGCGACGTTCTTCGCTGCGTGCTCGGCCTCGGCCTCGGTTCCGAATGCCTGGGTGCTGCCGTCCGGGTTGGTGACGGTCCACTCCCAGCCGCCGGCCTTGCCGATGCGCTCGCGCCCGCGCTGCTTCTGGAGGTCGCGGATGTGGGCGAGGTTCTTGTCGACCTCGGCCATCCGGTCGGTCGCCGCTCGGTACAGCTCGTGCGACATCAGCTCGCGCTGCTTCGCCTCGGCCGCCGCGTTCCAGTCGCCCTTGGCCGCCGCGGCGAACGCCTCGCGGCTGGCCTTGCGCGCCGCCGTGAGATAGCCCTTGGCGTTGACCTCGCGGATGCGCTTGTTGCGGATCGTCTCCTTGGCCGCGGCGCGCACCAACTCGACCGGCGGGATGGCGGACACGGCCGCGTTCTTCACGGCATCCGCATACGCGCCTTCGGCGGTAGCCTGCTGCCGCGCGTCCTCGGCCGCCAGCTCGGCCTTCGCGCGCTCCAGGTTCGCCGCACGGTCGGCCGCCTCCTTCGCGACCGGCTTTGCCTCGCGCGCCAGCTTGCGCAGCGCCTTCAACTCCGCGTGGACCACCTCGGCGCGGTTCTCGTTCTGGACGGCGTCGGCCGCCTTCTCGTAGATCGACCCGTCCAGCCGGCTGTCCGGGTAGAGCGCGCGCATCCGCGCCTCGGTCTCGGTCGCGATCTGCTGCCGCTGGTCGGGCGCCTCAGTCAGCGCGCGCAAGAGGTCGGCACCGGAGGCGAACCCGAACACCTCGGCTGCCTGATCGGCGGTGATGCCGTCCTCGGTCGTGTAGATGTGCCGACCGCGGTTGGCGCCCTTGCGCTTGCCGCCCGGCAGCTTGGTCAGGTCGACGCCGCGCGCCTCCAGGTCGGCCTTGTCGAGCTTGATGGCCTCGGCCATCGGCTCGCCGTTCGGCAGCTTGCCGTTCTGGAGCGCGTTGAGCGCCAGGAACACCGGCCGGTTGCGCACGTCCTCGGTGACTTGTTTCGCCACCTGCTTCCGGCGCTCGTGGTACACCTCGGTCTGCGCCTTGCGCGCCTCGGCTTCGAGCCGCTTCTGGAGCGTGGCGACGGCCTCCTCGTGCGCCTTCCGGCCGGCGGCGCCGAGCGCCTTCCACTCGCTGTCCGACATGCCCTCCGGCTTCTCAGCGAACAGCGGCGTGGCCTTCGCCTCGGCCTCGGCGTTGGCGATCTCGTCGTCCGTCGCGAGCAGCCGGTCGAACACGCCGCGCACGTCGTCGGTGAGGTTGGCGCCCAGCGTGGTCAGCTTGCGGTAGAGGTCGGCAAACCACTGCTTCACGCGCGCGAACGTCTCGCGCAGCTCCAGCGACGGCGCCTTCCCCTCCATCAAGTACGTCTCGAAGCCCTTGGCGAACTGCTCATGCTGCGCCGTGCCGATCTCGCTGCGATCCTTCACGCCCAGCCACGCGAGGATCTTGGCGTAGTCGCCGCGGATCTGCTCCGGCGCCTTCTCGTGCGCGGCGAGGTCGCCGTACACCTGGAGGAAGAGGTGGCCGCCCTCGTGCAGAACGGTGGACAGATCCTTCTGCTCGAACAGGTGAATCGCCGTCTTGCCCTGCGCGAACGTGATCTGGCCGCGGCGCGTGTCCTCGCCCGGCTGCGCCAGGACCGTCTCGCCTTCTGCCGGCACCGGCACGCCGTTGTCCGCGCGCGCGATCGTCAGGCCGTAGCGGTCGTAGAGGTCGCGCGCCGTCAGCCGCGGCTCGCCCTCGGCCGCGCCGGCGTTCATGCGCTCGGCGAGCGTGCGGAAGCCGGCCGCCAGGATCGACGCCTGGCGCTTCGCCGCCGACGCCTCGGTGCCCGCGTCGGTCAGTTGCTTGACCAGGTCGTCGAACACCTGCCGCGTCGGCTCGTCGCTGGCCACCTGCGCCGCAGCCTGCCGCACCTGCTCGCGCACCTGGTTGAGCTGCTCGGGCGCGGCCTGACGGAAGGACTCCGCCTCCGCGCCGGTCATCGCCTCGGGCGTCGGCTTGGCGTGCTGGGCGATGTCGTTGACGCCCTCGGCCTGCGCCGCGGCGGCGATGAACTTCTCGACCGGGACGGCCACGTCGCCGCCGGTGGCGAGCGCCTCCTTGTACGAGGCTTCGGCGCCCAGCGCGCGCGCGGCATCGAGCGGCTCGGCGCCGGTGGCCTTTGCCAGCCGGTCGAACTGCTCGGCCTGCATGAAGGTCAGCCGGTTGGGGCCGCCCAGCTTCGCCGCGAGGTCGGCCATCAACTCCGGCGAGCGCTCGGCCAGCTTCGACTGCTTGGCGGTGTCGATCACCGTTTGCAGGTTGGTCGCGTAGGTGCGCCCGGCATCCGCCGCCATCGTGTCGCGGTGGAACTTCTCGATGATCGCGCCCGGCGCGTGCATGATGCCGGTCTGCGCGCCGGCGAGGATCGCCGCCGACAGCAGCCGCGGCATCAGCCGGTCGACGGACAGCGCCTGCGGGTCGACGCCCGACAGGTACTCGTGCGCCGCGTTGAACGCCTCCTGCGCCTCCTGCTGGCCCACCTGGACGCCGATGTCCTTGGAGAGCTGCACCGCCGCGGCGGCCCAGCCACGATCGGCGACCGAGGCGCCATCGCCCAGCAGCACGCGCGCCGCGCCGCCAGCCTCGCCGGTCAGCAGCGGGAACGCCGCCGGCACCGCCGAGTTGATGAGCAGGTTCATCGCGCCGTAGCCGAGCCCGTGCAACCGCGCCGCCTCGGCCGCGTTGGACACGTTGATCGGCGCGTAGGCCGCCATCACGCGCACCGCCTGCTGGACGCGCGTCGCCGCCGGCAGCGCCTTGGACGCGAGGCCGCCCAGGAACATGAGCGGCAGATCCGACGCGAGGCCCACGGCGCCGCGCCAGGTCTGGCCGTACACGCCCGGATGCGCCCGCTCGGCCGCGGCCTGGAGGAGCTGATCGTCCTGGTCGTCCTGCTGGCTGACACCGCCGAACAGCCGTTCCAGGTTCACGGTCAGCCGCGCCGTGCCCGAGCCGAAGAAGCCGGCGAGGTTGGACACGAGCTGCGGGTGATCCGTCGCCAGGCCCTGGATCTCGCTCTCGCGGATGTCCTTGAGCCAGTCGAGGTACTCGTTGCGGAACTGATCGAGCGTGCCAATGCGCGCGTAGTTGCCGTTCTCCAGCTTCTGCGTCACGTATCCGAGTTGATCGAAGGCGTAGCCGGGCGGCAGGTTGCCCGAGAGATCGTCCGGGTTCGTGAGCGCCCGCATCGCCAGATCGAAGGCGCGCAGCACCGGCACGTCGTCGTGCGCGACGGCGGAGTGATCCGGCACGGACAGCCACTGCGCCAACTCGGGGTGCTCGCGCAGGAGCTGGCCCACATCGGTGTCGCCGAGCTTCTTCTGCGATGACGCCAGCTCGAAGTTGCGGTCCACCCACTCCGCCGGCGCGTTCAGCTCCTTCGCCAGCGCCAGCACCTTCGCCTGGCGCTCGGGATCCTTCGGCGCGGCGAGGTGCAACGACGCCTGGAGCTGTTGGTACTCCAGGCCGGCGTACGTCGAGCCGAGCTTGACGACCGGATCGGTTTCCTGCGGCGGCGGCGCGCCATCCGCGGCGTACTGCCGACCGAGCGCTACGACCGGGTCTGCCTCGTCCGCCGGCGGCGCGACAGCAGGCCCACCGCCATCCGAAACTGGATGATTCGCAGCAGGCTCGGGCGGTGCCAGGAACGCCGATTCATCGTAGGGGAGACCGCCCTGCGCGAACAGCGGCGTGACCTCGACGGGCGGCGCTGGTGCATTGGGGTCATTCTCCGGCATTCGCTGCCTTCGACGCCAGCTCGACGTTGTAGGCGTGCACGATCATGTCGGCGGTGACGTTCTTCACGCCGCCCTTGCGCAGCCGGTCGGCGAGGTCGAGCCGCTTGGTGGGGTCCACGTCCTCCAGCCGGAACACGAGCTTGCCCGCGTTCGGCGTCTGGAAGGCAGGAAGCTGCTGCGTGTTGGTGCCCCAGAACCGCCCCGGCTTGGTCAGCGACACCTGCTGCGTCAGCTCGTCGGCGATCTTCTGCGCATCCTGCTCGCTCGGCGCCTTGCCGGTGATCGCGGCGTTGGCCTCCACAGCCCGGTCGAGCTGATTGCGGAAGGCGTTGGCCTTCGCCAGCGCGTCCTTGTCGTCCTTCACGTCGGCGTTGCCGAGGCCCAGCCCGTCGAGCGCGCGCTTGGCGACGCGGTCGACCAGCGACCACTCCACGAGCTTGCCCGGGTTCGCCTGGCCCTCGCGGATCTTCTGCTGCGTGTCTTGGAGCGATGCGTAGTCCTTCGGCGAGAGCTGCGCGCGGAAGCGCCGGAGGTCAGCCTGCGCGAACTGGCCCGGCGTCTGCACCGCGGCATCGCGCAGCGCGTAGTACTGGTCGCTGTTGTCCGGCGTGAAGCGCCCGCTGGCGATCTGCGTGCCGAGGACCGACAGCGCCTCACGATGCTGCGGCGACAGCTTGGCGAAGTCGGCCGGGCTGATGGCGCCCAGGTCGCCGCCGTTCTGCCGCAGCTTGAGGTCGAGCGAGTCGTACAGCGTCTCGGCGTCCTGCCGCGCCGTCGCATCGCGCACTGCCAGTTGGTGCTCGACGCGCTCCTGCGTCGCATCGCGCAGCTTCGGGTCGCTGATCTTGGCGACGGCGTCGAGCGCCGCGGCGCGGTCGGGCGCAGCCGCGAGGATCGCGTCGGACTGCCGCTGGCTCTCGGCGCGTGTGGACGCGATCTCCAACGCCTGGTCGAGCTGCGCCTGCTCGTTGCCGGGGATCTGGTCCTTCCACTTGGTGTAGAGGTCGCGCGCGGCGATGTCGTTCCCATCGGTCAGCGTGCGCCGGATCACGTCGGCGTAGGTGCCCCCGACGTGGTTCTGGATCTGCGCCTGGACCCACTCCGGGGGCGAGCCGTTGCGCTTGGCGTACTGCTCGATGCGCACGCGCTGGGCGAACGCCTCGGCCTCGACGCGATCCGGGTTGTTGGCGTTGGCGACCGCCGCCGCCTGCGAGGTCGAGAGGAAGCCGGCGAAGGCCTGGTCATCGACCGACTGCACCTCGCGGGCGGTGTGCTCCATCGCCGCCGCGGACAGCCCGAGGCGCCGGCCCGCGGCGAGCTGGGCGAACTGCTGCCGCTGCGTGTCGTTCTTGAGCGTGCTGGCGACATCCGCCGCCTGCTGGTCGAAGTCCGCCAGCGCCGCGTCGTGCGCGCCCAGCGCGTCCATGCCGCGCTTCTGGCGCATGTCCGCTTCGATCTTGTTGTACCGCTCGCCGAGGTCGGCAGCAGCCGCCAGCCCCATGATCTCGTCGCCGCGCTGCTTCGCCTGGAGCGCCACGTCGGTGCCGGCGTCAGCCAGCGCGCTCGCCCCCTGCGCCACGCCACCGCCCATCGCCTCGGGCGTCGCCTGGACGTTGAGGCCGCCGCCTGGGATGTTCCCCTGCTGCACCTGCTGGTCGTACACTGGCACAGTTGGCACAGGTCACGCCCCGTCGTTCAGCCGGTCGTACGTCTTGAACGCCGTCGCCGACCCGCCGAGCAGCGTCGCCGCGGCGCGGTTGTTGGCCTCCGCCACGTCGAGCCGGGCCTGGGCGCGGTTGCTCACCGCCCCGAGCTGGTAGCCAAACGCCTGCAACGTCGCGTTGAGTCGGGTGGTTTCCACGTCGTTCGCCAGCGCTGCCTCGGACTGCCGCAGGATGTCGGCGCTGGTATCCTGATCGACTACCACATTGCCGCCAGCGAAGGCTGCCCGCTGCCCGGCGAAGATGGCTCGCCCGCGCGCGCGCAGCGCATTGACCTCGCGCTCCCCGCCGGCGATGGCGTTGGCAGCCTGCACATCGCCGAGGTACGCGTTGATGCGCTTGATGCGGGCGTTGTATTGGCCGGCCTTGTAGGTGGCGAACGCCTGGGCGCCGTAGCCCGCGAGCTGTGCGCCGGCGACGTAGCCGGCGCCCGTGCCGCTGGTCGGCTGCGCCGGACCCTGGAGGCGGTTGGTCGCGTAAGGGCTGTTGGAGTACGTGGCCGCCGCCGCTGCGCTGCTCTGTCCGTCGCTCATCTCAGCCCCCCACCTGCACCGCCGGCACGATCGCCAGGATGGACAAGGGCAGCGGGTCCGGCTGGCGGATGGTCAGCCGGCCGCGGCGGTTCCAGGTCGTCGTCACCGGGATGGTGACGGCGCCGGTGTAGACCGCGTCCGTGTCCTCCGGGTCGTCCGACCGCTGGCGCCACTGCACCAGGTCGTCGGCGTCGATGCCCAGGTCCATGTTGCGCGACGCCTCGACCAGCACGGTGATGTCCGTGATCCGCTTCTGCTTGTTGGTCAGCGGCTCGGGCGTGCCGGCGGGATCGATGTCGAGCGTTTCGACCTCGGCGAGGATCGGCAGGCCGGCGCGGACGATCACCGCCGGCACCGGCAGGATGACGTTGGACGACGCCGTCTGCTGCGGCGACGGTGCGCCGTCGAGCAGGAAGCCAACCGTGCGGCCGGCGAGCCACGAGCAGTCGAGGTGCGCGCGCGCCCACGCCCAGGCCGCCGTGCCCGAGCCGCGCAGCGACACCGGGACCGACTGATCCACGACGACGCTCGCGACGTTGGCGTTGGTCACCGCGGTGATGCGCGCCTTGACCGTCACGCCGCTGACGGTCAGCCGGATCTCGTCGCCCGGCAGCCAGGACGTGCCGAACAGGAGCGAGCCGCCGTTGACCACGTCGGCCGCGGTGAGCGTCAGCACCTCGCTGCCGTCCCACGCGCTGCCGCCCGAGAGCGTCATCGTCAGGTTCGGGTTCGTGTTGGTCCCGTCGAACAGCTTGGAGCAGTCGAGGAAGCACGCGTCGGTAGCCAGATTGGATACGAAACGCGACGCGAAGCGCTCGATGTAACGCTTGGTCTGGCCACCGACGGTGCGGCGTACGACGGTGTAGACCGCGTCCTCCGCACCCTCGGGGATGGTCACGATGGACTCGAACGCATCGCCGGCGTCGGCGCCGGTGTCATGACGATGCCAGCCTGCGATCTCGTGCTGTTCCACGTAGGTGAGGCCCAGCATCGCGCCATCCGACCGCACCGTCCAGACGATCGACTGCGGGATGCGCGCGGCGTCCCACGCCTCGATGGTGTACCCGTCGAACAGGTGCTGGCTGTAGATCGTGAGGTCGTTGGCAGGGTAGCCGTCGGTGTTCACGTCGTACTTGATGTACGACACCTGCGTGCCGCGCGCCTGTACGTACAGCGCGGTCGAGCCGACGATGATCGGCCGCAGCGTCGAGGACCCGCTGTACCCCACCTGGCGCAGATTCGGCGCGGTCGGCTTGAGCACGCCATCGCCGTCGCCCTGCACGACCCACTCGCCGCCGGCCGTCAGCAGGAACAGCTTGCCGAGGTCGATCATGTGCCGGATCGACTGGACCTCCAAGCCGTTCGGCGTGAACGAGAAGGAGCCGTCCACGTCGGTGGCGTTGGCGACCGCGAAGTTGTGGTAGTCGCCGACACGCGACGCCCACACCTTCTCCGGGCTGTTCAGCGTGTTCGCCAGGAGCAGCCGCTGCTGGAAGTAGCCGATGCACGCCGGGTAGTTGCCCGCGGTCTCGAACAGCGGCCGCGTGATCGGCGGCGTCGTCGAGGTGTCCGGCTGGATGCCATCGTCCGTGAACGTCAGCGCCTTGGTGGTGCCGATGTAGCACTGAAAGCCATTCTTCTCGCGGTACACGTTGTACTCGCGCGCGCCCGCTACCGCGTTCCAGGTGATCGTCACGGGCGTCGAGGTGGACGGATCCGCGATGGATCCCACCTGCACGTTCGCGCGCTGGATCGTCCCGCGTCCGTTGTAGTGCGAGGTGTCGTAGCCCGTGGTGTTGCGCAGTGAGAAGGTGTTGGCGTCGATCACGTCCACGATGTAGGTCGAGCCGTTCAGCCGCTGGAGCGCGCCCAGGCCGCCAGCCGGGTAGTACGGCGAGGACCAGCCGCGCGCCAACGCGCTGGACGAGTAGCCGAAGCCAGCCAGCCGCACTTCGTTGCCAGTCACGAGCTGGTGCGCCGTCGGCGCGGTCGAGAGCGTGACGAGCGCGCCAGAGGCGGACGCGATGCTGGTCACGGCGAGCGTCGCGCCGGCGCCGGCCCCCGTGACATCGGCGGTGCCGACGGTCGACTCGAAGTACGTGTCCTCCTGCACCGCCGTCACGGTCCACGAGTAGGTTTTGCTGCCGGCCGTGCCCGCGGCGTGGATGTTGGTCGGCGGCGTGATCCCGGGGCCAAAGCTCGCGGGCGTGAGCGTCCACGTGGTGTGCCCGTAGCGGCGCAGCTCGCTCGTCGCGTAGTTGTTGTGGGTGATCGTGACGATGTCAGCGCTCTGTGCGAACTGGAGCGTGGAGCAGTCCGCGAACGCATACGGCGTCGGGATCTCGTACACCTGCGCGCCGCCCACCGTGGAGAAGCGGTACCAGTAGGTGTTGTTCACGTCCGGCGCCGAGTTGCTGTTGGCCGTCGTGCAGTACCAGAGCGTGCCGGTGCCGTCGTCGGCGATGTCGCCCACGGCGTACGCCTTGGTCGCGTCCCACACCGCACCGGTCGGCACCTGGAGTGCGCGGTTGCGCCAGATCCGCAGGTACTGATCGCCGAACTCCAAGAGGTACGTCTGGTCGGCGTTGAACACGAACTTGTAGGCCATCGCACCGACCGCCGACTGCGCGACCTCGCCCACCAGCTCCGTGCCGGCGCGGTTGTCCAGCTTGCCCGAGCGGTTGATGGTGAAGTTGCGGCACGTCGCCAGGCCGGTCGCGACCTTGGTCTGGTCCGTGCGCGCGTGCAGCGCCGGCGCCACCTCACCGCCGGCGAATGAACGCTGGGCGATGGAGGGCATCAGATCCTCGCTCGGATCGACCCGGCGTCCGGCTGACGCCGCGGGCTGGCCTCGTTGTCCGCGCTCGCGGCGACGCCGGCGACGGCCTGCTGGTAGCCCTGCCACATCGCTTGCGCGATCTCCGGCTTGCGCGCCAGGGAAGGCGCCAACTCAGCCGCCAGTCGCCACGCCACGGCGAGCGCGAACGACGGCGAGAAGAAGGCCGGCGACGGCAGCGTGCGCGTGTACTTGAGCGTCACCGGCGAGGCGAGATCGGTGTCGAGCAGGCCGCCCTGGGCGTCGCTCGTCACCTCGAAGGCAGTCGCCCCCTCCTGCTGGATGATGTTGATCGAGCCCGTCGGATCCAGGCCGAGGTCGGTGGCCAGCGGGATGACGAGGTAGCGCGCGCGGAAGCAGTCGGCCGGCAGCCGGTAGCGATATCCCCACTCGTCGGACGGATCGGTCTGCACCAGCGCGAGCGTCGCCGTCGCCGAGGCGAAGGGCCACGGATGGTCATACAGGACCGCATCGCGGCAGATCGCATACCACTGCTTGGCCGCCTGCGCCTCCGCACTGCGGTCGTCCAGCGACGCGATGGTGCGCGAGACGCCGATGCGTCCGAGCGCCAGGTTCGCGATCTGTGTGTCGCTGTAGGGAGCGGGCATGGCGTCAGTCCAGGTGAGCGGTCCGGCGGAAGTGCTCGGCCATCTTCTCGTCCGACTGCGGCGGATGGTGGCCGTCGAAGCGACGCACGACGATGCGCGACTCGCCGCCATCGCCGCGGCCGTGCTTCACCTGGTAGATGTGCACGCCCTCCAGCGTCCCGACGAAGCGGTGCGACAGGTACACCCACGGCGCCGGTGCCTTGGCCTTCGGCTTGAGCTTCGACAGCAGCTTGCGGATCACGGAGCCCCCGCGGTGAAGTAGGAACCGATATCCATCGTGGTGGCGACGCCGGCGACCGAACGGTGCTGGCACCATTCCAGCGCGACCGTGCCGCCGCCGGCGGGCAGGCGGATGCCGATCTCGGAGAACAGCACGCCGGAGGTCCCCGCCGGCGGGTCGAGATGGAAGTAGGCCGCGGCCGAGGCGCCGACGTTGATGCCGATGCCCTGCTCGCCCATGCCCTCCGGCGGCTGCCGGTAGCCGTCGAGCGGGAACCACAGCCACGGATGGCCGATGACGCCGACGGAGCCGGTCGGCAGTCGCAGGTTCCAGCGGATGCCGCCGTGGCCCGCCGGCAGCAGGACGCGCAGCGACAGCCGCACGAGGAACGAGCCGGCGGAGCCGACCGCCGCCTGCAGGTCCGGGTCCGCGGCGAGCGTCGTCGTCGCGCTGCGGCTCGTCGCGCTGGTTTTGATCGCGCCGGCCATCAGCGGCTCGCCGTCAGGGTTTCGGCGTAGTAGATCAGGTCGATATCCATCGTGCGCGACGTGGTGCCGGCGCTCTTGACGATGGCGTACTCGAGCGAGGTCGCGCGCGCGGAGCCGGTCGGGATGTTCGTCGTGTTCGTCGTCGCGGAGCCGCCGTTGATCGTGCAGGACGCCGACGTGCCGGCGGCGTTGACGGTGATGATGCAGAGGTAGATCGTGCCGGCGACGAGCGTGGTCCCGGTGTCGGTCGCGGTCTCGGTGTTGTTCGACCGCGTGACGAACTGGAACTTGCCGCTGTTCGTGCCGTCGGTGTACCGCAGGAACACGCCGTCAGTCGGGTTGCCGCCCGCGGCGTCGCCGAAGCCGGCGAACACGGTGAAGGTGTCGGTGCCGTCCGAGACGGTCGGAACGCGGAAGATGGCGCCGAGCGTGATCGCGCCCTCGCCGAGGATGATCTGCGAGCCAGCGGTGCCCGAGTTGTTGGTGCCGGCGATGGCCTTGCCGGTCGTCGTGGTGCCCGTCGCGAGCGTGATCCAGCCCGGGTAGCCGGCGACGGCGACGCTGTTGTAGGTGACGGCGGCGCCCGAGCCGCTTGTGCTGTTGCCGATCTTGCCGCCCGTGCCGCCGAGGAAGTCCTCGACGAACTCGATGACGACCTTCGGGTCGTAGGCCGCCGCCTTGATGAGCGAGCGGAACGTCGCCGCGTCGGCGGCGGCGGCGAGCGGCGCGAAGAACGACGAGACGGCGTTGCCGCCGATCGCGGCGACGTTCGTCACGCTGCTGCCTGCGCTCTTGGTCACGTCGCCGGTCAGCGCCGCGGTGTTCGCCGCCGGGAGCGTGCCCGTCAGCGTCGCGGTGGTCAAATTCACCGCGGCGACGGTCGTGGCGTTGGAGCCGGCGGATTTCGTCACGTCGCCGGTGAGGGCGGCCGTGCGCGCGGTCGCGAGCGTCCCCGTCACGTCGGCGGACGACAGGTCGATCGCGCGCGCCGCGCCGTCCTGCGTGCCGCTGGTGACGTGGACGAAGCCGGTTCCGGTCGGGGTCGACGCACCGCCGCCGGATCCCTGGGCGGTCAGGCTCTTCCACACCGCCGCGGTCGCGGTGTCGTCCACCAGGATGAACGCCTCCCCGGAGGTCGTGTTGATCCACTCCTGGCCCTTGGCGTAGCCGAGGCCGGAATCGTCCACCGACGTGGGATCGACCGTCGACAGGTGCACCGCCGGCATCCCCGAAGACGAGGCGCCGATGCGCAGGCGGTCAGTGACCGCGACGGTCACTTCTGCACCCCCTGGATGAGCGTGACGGCGGCGCCGGTGCCGCTGATCGCGGACACGTTGCCGCGCACCTTAAGCCAGGGCGCGTCGGCCGCGAAGCCGTCATGCGCGCTGCCCGAGCCGGAGAGCGTGATCGTGCCGAGCGTCTCCCAATACGTCTCGGTCTCGTCGAGGGTCACCTGCACCAGCACGGTTGCCGACACGCTGCCCGTGCCCGTCACGATGCCCTGGAAGGTGAGCTTCGACGTGCCCTTGCCGTGCTGCCACGGCACGTCGAGCACGTACGACGCGCCCGCGCCGGTGCTGGTCACCGCGTTGAGGAGCTTGGTCGCGGCGATCATGGCTAGATGCCCAGGCCGATGGAGCGATGGCCGCCGCCGCCTCCGCCGCCCACGCTGGTGAAGCCGCCGAGGAACGACTGCACCTGCTGGATGACGCCGGTCGCCAGCGACTGCGATGCGCTCTGGTTCGGGTGGATGCCGTCGATCGCGGCGAAGGTCGCCGTGCCGCTCGGCCCCTGGAGGCCGCGCGCGCCTGTCAGCCCGAGGTCGACCAGGTACACCAGCGGGTCCGTCTGCCGCTGCGTCGCGACCGCGCTGGCGATCACCGCCTGGTTGTTCTGCGACCAGGGCACGCAGACGAAGATGCGCGTCGCCGAGCCGAAGGCGGCGCGCATCGAGGTCAATGTCGTGGTGACATCCGACGCCTGGAGCTGCGCGCCGTTCGCCGCGGTGTCGTTGTGGCCGTGGTGGATGAACACGTAGTCGAAGCCCGAGCAGTTGCGCGCGACGCCGTTCGACTGGAAGTTGAAGCTGGTCTTCAGGCCGGGGACATTCCCGTTGGCTGTGTGAATCCAGCCGCCGAAGCCATACCCCACCTGTCCGTACTCGGCGTTCAGCGCGAACGCGATGGGCCGCACGAAGTTGATGTAGCTGTCGTTGCTGGTCAGGTCGCCGTTGTTGACGTTCAGCGACTCGACGCCCTCGGTGATGGAGTCGCCGTAGAAGATCGCCTTCTTGGCGCGCGGCTCCAAGCTCGTGCCGACCAGCGACACCGCGACGCCGCCCAGGTCGACGTTGAAGCCAGTCCAGCGCGTCACGTTGACCGGCGTCGTCCACCGATCGGTCGTCTGCTTGGTCGCCTTCATCCAGATGCGCAGCGTATGCGTCGAGCCGGTCGACAGGCCCGAGGCGAGCACGAGCGGCGACGCCGACGGCTGCGAGGTCTGGATCGGGCCGTCGTCGATGTACCAGGACAACTTGGGATAGTTGGCCGTGGTGACGCCGGCGCCGGAGAGCGGCGAGAAGTCGAGATTGAGCGACAGGTTCGCCGTGCCGGTGAACGCGATCTTGAGGTACGCGCCGCAGCACGTGGTCTGCGCGTATCCGGTGTTGGTGCGGTCCCAGTTGCCCGGCGACCAGAACAGGTTGCTGTCGGTGATCGGGATCGAGGTCGACGCGCCGGCGACGGCGATCGTGGTGTTGGCGCCGGTCGACGGGTCGGTGATCGTCAGCGTCGCCGGCGCCGAGCCGGCCGACACGGTGATCGTCGCCGTCGTGTTGCTGGTGATGTTCTGCGCCGTCTTCGCCGCGCCCGTGCCGCCGGTCAGGCTGAACGACGGGTTGGTGCTCAGCCACGCGGTGCCGAAGCCGGTCAGGGTGATGACGTTGCCGGTCGTGCCGACGGTGATCGAGCCGGGCGACGCGACGATCGAGCCGTCGGTCGCCGTGAAGTTGTCGATGTTGATGCCCGTTGTCGAGGACATCACGCCCTGCGTCCACACGCCCGGCTTGCCCGCGGCGCTCACCGACGAGTCGGTGACGCTCGCGGTCTGCACGCCCGCCACGTAGCCCTTGATGCTCGTACCGGCGACGGCGAGCTTCACGTGGTAGGTGTTGCCCGCGGTCAGCGTCGCGCCCGTGGTCGAGAGCGTCGTGACGACGCCGGCGACGTTGGAGATCAGGCGCCATGCCGTCTGCGCCGGGTCATAGCCGAAGAAGTAGCCCGTCTTGGCTGCGGTGTCGTAGCGCGCGATCAGGCCGGTGAGGTTGCCGGTGGTGATCGTCTGGACGACGAAATCCGCTTCGACCACGTAGTCCGACGACGCCGGCGTGACGTTGTGGTAATAGACGTTGTCGCCGCCGTGGTTGGCATGGATGCGATTGGTGCCGACGACGATCGACGCGCCCGAGGTCGATGCGCCGGTGTGCTTCGTCCAGCCCTGCCCGTCGTCGGCCGTGTGCGCGCTCAGGTCGACGCCGTCCAGGTCGGTGAACGTGTCGTTGGCGTTCATGCCCCCAGTGGGGTCCTGAACCGTGATCGTCGCCGTCGCACCGCTGTTCGGATCGGTGATGGTGAGCGTGCCCGAGGACGTGCCGGTGCTGATCGTCAGCGTCGCGCTGGTGCCGCTGGCGACAGTCTGCGCGGTGATCGCCGGCCCGGTGCCCCCCGAGATGGTGAACGTGGGCGAGCCGGGCGTGCCGGCCGTCCAGGTCGTGCCGGTGCCGGTCAGGGTGACGCTGTTACCCGTCGTCGACACGTTCAGCGTCGTCGGCGAGCACGTCATCGTCGGGTTGATGACGGCGATGAGCGCGGTGTTGCTGGTCGACGGGTCGGTGATGGTGAGGTTGCCGGTGGCCGTGCCCGCATCGACGGTCAGCGTGGCGCTCGTCGCGCTCGCCACCGTCTGCGCGGTCTTGGCTGCGCCGGTGCCACCGGTCAGCGTGAAGGTCGGCGATCCGGGGGTGCCCGATGTCCAGCTCGTGCCGGTCGAGGACAGGCTGATCGCGTTGCCGGTCGTGCCCTTGTAGATCTGCGTCGGGCTGGCGTTGAGCGTCGAGGTGGGCGCATTCGACACCGTCCAGTTGTCGACGTGCACACCGGTCGTGTTGGTCAGCGCGCCCTGCATCCACAAGCCGGCCTTGCCGACCGAGGCGATCGACGAGTCGGTCGCGGTGACGCGCAGCGTGCCGTCCACGTACCCGTTGATCGTGGTGCCGCGCATCTCCAGCTTGAAGTGCAGCGTCTGGCCGTTGGTGATCGCCGGCGACGGCGTCCAGGTCGCGAGGACGGTCGCGGTGCCCGACACGTTCTTGTAGAGCGCGACGCGCGTGCCGGTCGTGTCCAGCGTGAGCGTGTACCCGTTCTTGGTGCCGGTCGAGAAGCGGCCGTTCAGACCAACGAGGTTGCCGGACACCAGCGTCTGGACGACGTAGTCGGCCTCCACGTCGTAGTCGGCCGAGGCCGGCGTCACCGAGTGGTGGTAGATGTTGTCGCTGGTGTGGTTCGCGCGGATGCGGTTGGTCGCGATGACCGCCGACGCGCCCGCGGTGGAAGCGCTGTTCTTGGTCCACGTGCCGCCGTCATCCGACGTGTGCGCCGTGATGTCGGTGCCGTCCGTGCCCGTGAACGTGTCGTTGGCGATCGTCATGGCCTCGTGCCTCCGTCGTCAGCGGCTCAGAACAGAGCGACGATGCCCGAACAGGTCGTGTTGGTCTGCATCACGAAGGCGCACGCGAGCGGCATGATGCTGCCCGAGGGAATGTTCGTGAACGTGCGCGCGACGTTGTCGCCGACGAGCTGCACCGAGAGGTTGCCGCCGGTGCCGATCCACAGCGCGCGGGTCGTGACCGGGAGCTGGGTGGTGTCGTTCGGCGTGATGTCCGCCGAGGAACTCGCCGGCGCGTTCGGATGGGAGCCGGCCGGGTAGGAGCTGTTCGCGGTGTAGAGTGAGACGCCCATCGGGGTGTTCCTTCACGACAAAGGGCGGGCTCGTGGCCCGCCCTTCGGTTGGTCAGCGCAGGTTGGTCAGCGTCTCAGCCCTTCGGGCGTTCCTTCGGTTGCTGGACGACGAGCGGCTTGGGGCCTTCGAGGATCTCCATCCACTGGCCCGGCCGAACGCCGGGCGGCAGATCGAACACGTCGCCGGCTTCCCGCTCGCTGCCGCAGAAGCCGCGAACCTTCGCGCGCACTCGCCACTTCTGGTCGCTCACTCAGCCCCCGCTCACGACACCGTGAAGCCCGAGGCCGGGTACCGGTTGTCCTGGCCGCCCTGCGCGATGGCGGCGGTGATCGCGCCCGCGGTCATCGGGCCGGTCGCGACCGTGTAGATCAGGCCGAGGTAGCGCAGCGGCGCGACGCCCGAGGGCAGGCGCGGGACCGGGATCTGGAGGCGGTAGCCGGCGACCAGCGTCGCCTTGCCGATCGCCCCCGAGTCCCAGATCACCGTCGGCGAGGTCAGGCCGGTCGCGGCGCTGGCGACGAACTGGATGTCCAGCGTCGCCGAGCCGCTCGCGGTGAAGGCCGTGTCCACCTGGAGGACCAGGTAGGGCACAGTGCCCGCGCCGATGTCGCGCGCGACCGCGAGGTCGTACACGTTGGTGCTGTTGGCGGTCGAGGTGATCGCCTGCGCTTCGCTGAACATCGCCTGCGCGTCGAGGATCATGGATGCTCCGGAGAGAGGTTCGGGTAGCCGATCGGGATACCGCGGATCAGACGACGCGGGCTTCGGTGCCGAGGATCTGGTCGACCGTGCGGACTGGGATGCCGCGGAAGCTGGTGACGGGCTTGCCGTCGACGTTGTCCACGGTCAGCGTGTACGACGCCTTGTTCAGCGCCTGGATGTCGAGCATCTCGCGGACGGTGCGGTTGGCGTAGAACACCGGGGTGCCCAGGCCGAGGCTCGGCACGCGCGCGAGCATCTTGATCATCACCTTGACGATGTCGGCCGCGCTCGACTCGGAGACGAGGTTGGACACGTCGATGTTCGCGGCGCGCACCGCGTAGCGCCAGTCGCGCACGCTGAGGCCCACCTTGGCCTGGTAGCGGTCGCGGTACGCGCGCATGCGGTTGCCGGCGAGGCCGGCGGTCGTCTCGACGGTCTCCACGCCGAGGTCGTCATGGACGATGCCGGCCTTGCTCCCCTTCGGGAAGATGCCGTGCACCGTGTTGGCGCCCCACACGATCAGCCAGATCGAGGTATTGTCCGAGCCCGTGCCGCCGCAGTCGATGATGTTCTGCGCGGTGCCGGCGCTCAGGGAGTTGTACCGGGGCGTGAGGCCCAGGAACTTCTCCTTGGTGACGGTGTCGTCGCCGTACAGCAGCGTGCCGGCGATGTTCTGCGACATCGTCTCGATGAACGGCTGCGACTCGGACAGGCGGAACGCGTTGGTGTTGCCGTTCAGCTCGGCGAGGTCGACATCGACCTCCGACCACGCTTCGAGGATGCCGCAGCGGTCGTCCACCTGGACCGTGGTGCTCTTCGAGGGCTGGACGCCCTGGTTGAGCTGCTTCCAGGCCGCGGTGGGCAGGCCGGTGCGCATCGTGGTGCGGTGGCCGGTGGGCAGGTTGCCCTCCATCCACAGCGCGTCCGCGTAGATCTCGTTCATCTGCGAGAGCATCTCGACGATGACCGGGACCTGGCCGTCGGGGTCGAGACGCTTCGCCCAGTCGACGAGGGTGAGCGCGGAGGCGCCGAGAGTGGCCATTGATCAGCCCTTTGCGGAGGTGGGGAACATCACGTCGGCCGGATCGCGCTTGGCGTTCGGCGCGGCGGTGGTGGGGAGCGGCCGGTCCTCGCCCATGGCGCGACCGATCGCAGCCATGAAGCGGACCAGCTCGGGATGGTTGCCGAGGCCAGTCTGGTTGAGCGCGTTGCGGAACGACTCGGTGCCGAAGCGCGACAGCACGCGCTGCGCGTTGGCGAGCGTCGTGGGCAGGTTCTGGCCGCCGATGTCCTTGTCGGCCTTGGTCTGCTCCAGCCACTGCTGCGGCAGCGCGGCGAGCTTCGCCTGCTCGGCCTCGGCCGCGGCCTTCCGCTCGGCGACGCGCTCGTCGAGCAGCGCCTGGGCGGCCTCCTGCGACAGCGAGTGCTTCTTGGCGAAGTCCTCGATGCCCTTGGCGTCGAAGCCCTCCGGCACGGTCAGCTTGATCTCGGGCGCGAGCAGCGTCGCCGCCTTGTCGGCCGGCTTCGCCTCGACCTTCGTCGCGTCGGGCTTCGCCTGCTCGGTGGCCGTCGGCTGCACCGGCTTGCCATCGGCGGGCGGCGTCGCGGGGGCGGCCGGAGCCGCATCCTTCTTCGCGTCGCCTGCGTTCGCACCATCCGGCATGGTGCCAGTCAGGGTATCCCATCGGGATACTCGTCGATGGATCAGTTAGGGAGACGCCGCGTTGAAGTACCGCCAGCCCTCGGCGCGCACCGCGCGGTGGAAGGCCCAGGCCCACAGGCCCAGCCACGCGCGCGAGTACCAGGGCCGCCCGGCGATGGCCTCGCGCATCAACGCCAGGAAGCGATCGTCCGCGGCCTTGCGATCGGCCGGCGTGCCACCCTGCGTGTACAGCCGGTCGTGCTCGCGGCAGGCGTCCTTGAACACGAACTGCGGGAGGTGTGCCCAGCCGGGCAGCTTCGACCGCCAGCACTGCGGCCCGCACGGGCAGGGATCGTCGCTCACTCGTCCTCCGGCAGCTCGACGGTCGGCTTGGCGGCTTCCTTCGCGGCTTCTCGATCCGCCTCGGCCTTGGCGAGCATCAGCGACGCCATGGTGCCGGGTGCGACCGATTCGAGGTCGGCGACCAGCTCGATCGCGATGCGCCGCTGCCCGTCGCGGATTGCCGCCATCTCGATGCCGTCGCCCTGGACCACCGGCGCGATCCAGCCGGTACGGTCGATCAGTCGCCACACGAAGCGACGGAACGACGGCAGTGCGATCAGCTCCTTGAGGTCGACGCGCATCGCCGCGGCTTCGGTCCTCTGCTTCGCGCTCTGTCTCACGGCTTCACCATGCGGTAGTGGGTGGATCCGCCGATCAGTACGCGCTCGACCTCGCGCGCGGCGAGCAGCCGATCCAGCGCGGTGACCAGCTCATCACGCGCGCCGAGCCCGCCGAGCGCATCGCGCATCACGGTGTAGGTCGTCGGCTGTCGCCGGCAGAGCGTGAGCACGACCGCCTCGACCGTCTCGACGGCGATCATGCGGTCGTCGGCTGGGAGCCTTGCAGCGCGATGGGCAGGTTGCCGGTCAGCCGAGCGAGCGCGCTGTCGCCGTTGTCGAGCGGCGTCTGCGCCAGGTTCTTGGCCGCGACGGATGCCTGCTGCGCGATCGCCGCGGCGTGCGCCTGCTGCTGCTGCTGCGCGCGCTTCGAGCGGATCGCCGCCACCTGGTCATCGGAGCGCAGCATGCGCGGCGGCGCGCCGACGCCGTCGAAGTAGGCGGTGATCGTCTCGTCCACGTCGACGCGGTCGAACGCCGTGGGGTCCTGCGTCTGCTGCACGATCGACGCCACGAAGCCGGCCGCGCGCTCGATCGCGCCGATGCCCGCCAGCTTCTGCGCCTCGGCCATGATCGAGGTAAACTCGACCTTCCAGTCCTTGCCCTGGATCTCGGCCGGCGGCGGCGGGAGAGTCCCGTTGCGCGCCTTGATGTCCATCGTGCGCTCGATCGCCGGCGCGAGCAGATCGGTGCCGACCGACTCGACCACCGGGCCGAGTTGCAAGAACTGCTCCTGCTGCCGCGCGCGGATCTCGGTCGCGGTGATGTCGCTGCGGTTGTTGTCGGACATCATCCGGAACAGCGTGGCGAAGTACGTGTCCTTGATGCGCTCGCGGTGGTCCTCGATGTCCTGCAACGCGCCCTGGAGATCCACCTGCGCCTGGTAGATCGGGCGGATGAACCCGGTCTGGACGTTGGCCACCGTCGTGAAGCCGCCGGGCAGCGTCGACACGGTCGAGTTGCGCAGCTCGGGGCCGCCCTGGAGCGGCGGGTCCAACTGCTTCTCGACGCCCTTCGCCTTGGTCCGCTGCCACCATTGCAGGCCCTGGATGTCGCCGAGCGCGTTCATGCCGGGGCACTGGCTGCCGTACACATCCTCGCCCGTCACCATCCAACGCGGCGCGAGCACGGGGAAGGTGTGGAAACCGCTCTCGCGCAGGTAGCAGACATCGTCGCCGCACTGCGTGTCGCGCTCGAAGGTGCACGATGCGTACTTGGCCTCGCGGATGTCGAGCGCGCCGTCGCGGTACAGCGCGTTGGGCTCGATCACCTGACAGACGTTGATCCACTCTTCGGTGTTGCCGTTCTTCCAGAGGTTGCGCGTGGACTCGGTCAGCACGGAGAGATCCGTGACCTCGCCCGTGCTCTTGTCGGTGCAGAACTCCTCCACGATCTGCCGCACCGTCATCGCCCACTCGCGGACGAACGTGTCCACGCGGCCGGCAGCATTGCAGGACAGCATGTACGAGCCGATCGGCAGGGGCTGCGTGCGGATCTCGTGGACCTCGTCCTCCAGCAGCAGGCCCGCGGCGGTGCCGAAGCCGCCGAGGTCGTAGTACATGCTGTGCAGCGAGCGGTAGAAGTCCGAGCGCGCGAACGTGTCGCGCAGCGATGCCTCGCAGTCGGCCAGCCAGCGCTTCACGTTCGGCCGGTCGTTCAGGTCCTTCTGCGTCATCGTCAGCTTGAACCACGGCCGCGCCGGCGAGGTCATGCCGGTGAGCATGCCCGCGGCGAGCGCCTCCAGTGCGCGCGAGCCGGTGTTGTCGATGATCGCCTGATGCCGCTTGTCGCCGCGGTTCACCTGCGAGCGCGGATCGCCGAGGAAGCGACCACGCCGCGGCAGCACGAACTTCTCGATGTCGCGCCAGTGGGTGATCCATGAGGCGCGCTCGGTGCGCAGCTTCTGCACCAGCATGCGGTGGCGCTTCACCCGCGGCGGCTTGTCCTTGGCCTTGGCGTAGGCGACCATGGATCAGCCCCCCAGCAGCGTGGTGGTGTTGGGCGCCGATCCGAGCAGGCCGCCGGGACCGGTCAGCAGCGTGGACTGTCGACCGTTCGCGTTCGCGCGCTGCTGCGCCTTCTGCGCCATCAGCGGATCGGTGTCGGCCACCTTCGGCTTGGCGATGGCGTCCGGCAGCTTCGGGAGCGCCGGCGGCTTCGGGGCGTTCTCGGCGGAGTACACAGCGGCACCAGCACCAGCCAGCGACGAGATGAGCAGAGCGGTTTCGCCCACACCGAGGTCGGCCATGGTCAGATCCTCTTGAGGTAGCCGTTGTGGCTCGGCACGTAGCGCAGGCGTTCCAGCATCGCGCCGAACGGCGAGCCGACGTGCGCGACGTGCGTCACCAGCGACACATCCTCGCGCGCCAGCTCGCCGTTCGCGTAGGCCATCAGCCGCAGGCCGGTCGCGCCCTCCCGGTGGCTCGGCGCGACGAACAGCACGTCATGCGACGCGATCTTGAGGTGCTTGTGGTGGAGGTGCTCGCGGACGAAGAAGCCGGCGTAGCCGATCAGCGTCCCCTCGGCGTCGCGCGCGGTGAAGCAGCGCAGGCCGCCGGCCTCGTCGACCAGCTCGTACGTGTCGGTGTCGACGTTCAGCCGCTCGTTGCGCAGCGGGCCGTCGCTGGCCGCGTGGTGCTGGACGAACAGCGGAAGCAGCTCCGCCCACAGATCGGCGACGCGCTCGCGCTGGAAGGACACGTCGCCCGCGGCCACGGCCTACTTGCGGCCCTTCGCCGCCATCTTGTTGAACTTCGCGTCGCCGTACTTCTTCCGGCCGATGGAGGCCGCGAGCGCCGCGGGGTCCTTGATCCCCTTCTCGCCGCTGAACTCGTGCACGAGACGCTTGAACCGCGAGCCGTCGCCGAGCTTGCCCATGCGGACCCCCGGAGCCGATGGTATCCATGTGGGATACCGGCTTCCATGTTCCGGTTAGGGAGACAGGATGGCGGCATGTACGACTGGGAAACGCGCTCGCCCGCACCGATGCCTCACCGGCGCGAACTCGCGTGGCTGATGAAGCAGGAGACTCACGCCTCGGGCTCGATTTTCTGCGGCGTGCCCCTTCGCGAGATGACGCGCGAGGAGCTGATGGCCGTGGCGTCCTACGGCATGCGCCGGTGGATGGACGCGGCGGGCTACTCGATCACGCCTCCACCGCAGCAATGACGCAGCGCCCGCTCATCACGATCACCACGAAGGATCCGGCGCTGATGGCGGATCCAGCCGTGCGCACCTGGTGCGACCAGGTGTCCGCTATGCTGGAGCGTCTGATCGCCGACGAATGGCGGCTGTGGATGCTTTACGGCATCGAGCCGTCATGGCAGAGGGCGCCTACGCCTCCGCCGCCGCATTCCGCCGACTGAGCGCCTCGCGCGACCACCACCAACGGTCGGAGCCGACGGCGACGGCGTCGAAGCGCACGTCGCTGACCAGAACCTGGATCACCGCCGCCTCGGGGAGCGACAGCCGGATCGCGATGGCGGTTGCCGACTCGCCGCCCATGCGCTGCACGTCGCGGCGTTCCAGGTAGGCCAGGATGCGGTCGGCCATGGTCAGCTCTTCCACTTTCGGCGGCGAAAGTGGCAAAGCTCTATCCGCTCTCACACCATCGTGTGATTTCCGCCGGTGCCGCTTCTTCGGCTTCTCGCCCGTCAGCTCCAGCCGCGCCTCAGCCGTCAGCTTCCAGTACCAGCAGCCGAAGCCGGCGACGCGCTCGAAGGTCAGATAGCGCCGGTTCAGCTCGGCGACCACATCGGGAACGGAGCGGCCGGCAGCAGCAGCGAGCACGCGCGGGTCGGCGATCTCCTGCGCGTGGACGGAGGCGAGAAGCGGGTCGGGGGTCATCAGTCGCCCTGTCGGTCGGGTCGGTAGTCGAGCGTCTCGCGCGCGCGAAGGCGCCAACCAGGATGCAGGTGGTCGTCGTATTCGCGTCGGCGCGTCATCAGCGCCACGCCGCGTGTCTTGATCGTTCGCACGATCGTCGGATACGGCATGAACACCGTCGTGCTGATGAGCCACACGGAGCTGTTGCCGTAGTCGCTGGTCGTGTAGGCGCCGCCGTGGATGCTCACTGCCGCTCCGCGAACGGGTCGTAGTCGAACACCACGCGATGTGCGCTCGGCGCCGGCCTGCCGATGCCGAACGAGCGCGGGATGACGGGCGCCGCGTGCGTGAGCGCCAGCCCGTCGCCCACGTCCGGCGAGCGCAGGCCGCGCTTGATCAGGTCGTCCTTGGACTCCAGCTCGAACACCTGGCGGTTGTTGTCGTAGCTGTAGGTCGGCGCGCAGAGGTCCATGCGCACGATTGGGTCGTCAGGCAGCGCGCCCCCCGCCTCCAACCACTCCTTCATGGCCCACCACATTTCGCAGCGGCGGTTGGCGAAGCGCGGGTTGTTGGCGCGTCCGCCGAAGTCGACCGGGATCACGGAGAATCCGAGTTGGCCAAGCCGATCGATGACTCCCTCGCCTCGGCCGGCGTCGATGAAGATGGCGTCCGGCTGCCACTCGCTGGCGTGGTGCGCAACCTCGTCGGCCAGCTCCATGTTGTTGAGCGCCTTGTTGCCGGAGTCGCCACCGAACACGCGCGGCGCCCACGTCGCGAGTCCTTGTCTGCGCCAGATGCACGAGCGGTCGCCGCCGTAGCGCGCCACGTCCACGCCCATCACCTTGGCCGCGTGCTGGTACTCGTCATCGCGCAGATGTTTCCCGCAGGCGTTGTTCACCATCACCATGCTGATGAGTTGGTTTTCTGCCGCGGCATCGAAGTCGCACAGCAACTCCTGGCGGAACTGGTTGTCAGTCATCTCACGCCGCATCGCCTCGATCTCGGCCGGATCCAGCGCGTCGGTGTCGCGGTAGGTGTAGATGCCCGCATACCAATCGGGGTCCTTAACCGCGGCGAAGTAGATTTCGCTGAGTAGGTTCACCCCCTTGGGGGTCCCGAGCACAATCGCCCAGCCCTTGCGGTCGGCGAGCGCCGGTCGGATGACGCTGCCCCACAGGTCCGGCTTGATGTCGGCGACCTCGTCGATCACGACGCCATCGAGGTACAAGCCGCGCAGCGCGTCGGGGTTGTTCGCGCCGTAGATGCGGATGCGCGCTCCGTTCGGGAACTCCACCCACAGCTCGGACTCGTTGAAGGTCGCCTTGGGCACGCGGCCGGCGAACTCGCGCAAATAACTCCAAGCGATGGCCTTGGCCTGGATCCAGTACGGGGCGATGTAGGCGTACCGCGCGTTGGGCTTGGCCGTGCGCAAGGCGGCGTCGATCAGCGTCAGGACCGCGAGGACGGACTTGCCGGCGCGGCGATGGCACACCAGGACGTTGAAGCGCTTGAGCGAGCGATGGACCGTGTCCTGCCAGCGGCGCGGTCGGTATTGCAGATCGACGGCCTGCGTGGTCGTCATCGCCCGCGCATCCACGTGCCCACGACCAGACCGATGGCGACGCCGATCACTGTGCAGCAGATCAGCAGGAGCGGGTCCATCAGCGCCGCTCGTCCTGCCCGCTGAGCCACCAGCCGAGCCACACCGCTAGCGCCATGAGCAGCAGGAACGGCAGCGCGAAGCCGTCGTCGCCGCGCATGTCGACGGGGCCGGGCGCGCCGGTGCCAGCGGGTGCTGCCTGTTCGGTGGCGATCACGCCTGTGCCTTCCGCGGCTGGACGGTGCCGAGCAGGTGATGCGCCAGGACGTGGCGGCAGGCCAGGCAGCGAGCACGCGTGTCGCCGACGCGCTCCTTGTGCCACGTCTCGCTCGGCAGCATCCCGCACAGCGCGTGCTCGGTGCCGCGCTCCAGCGCGTGCAGCACGCGACCGCCGAATGCCTTGCGCCACTCGACGATCACAGCTTTCCCAGCATCCAGAGCGTGACGCAGGTGCCGACGGCCGAGCCGAGCGAGAAGCACGAGACGCAGAGCGAGATGAGTTGCAGCCAGGGGAACGGTTCGGTGGTCACAGAGCCTCGATGGTGACGCGCACTCGACATCCGTGGGCGCGCAGGTTGTTGAGCCAGTCGGCCGCGGGCGGCTGCTTGGCGGCGTCGATGAGGTTGGCGATCAGCGTGCCGGCGACCTCGCCCAGCTCGTTTGCTGCCAGCTCGGGCGGCAGCGTCTGGAGCATGTCGCCGTCCACGACCATGGTCACGTCCGCGGGGTTGGTGGCGTCCACGTAGATAGGCGAGGGCATGGGGGAGTCGTCGGTCACTTGGCTCCCCCTGCCGAGACGATGAACCGCACGCGCAGCCCGGCCTTGAGGATCGCTCGCTTGAGCTTCGCGTGCTCCGGCGTCGCCAGTGCATCGCGGATGGCTTCGAGCCAGAATCCGGCCTCTTTCAGAGCGCCCGCCAGCCCTTCAATCTCGATCTGCTGGCTCGGGATCTGCGCCCACGCCTCGACCGTCTCGTCTGGCGTGCGCGTCCTGCGTGTCTTGTACTTCGGCTTCACGGCCGCACCTCGACCGGCTGCCCGCCGTCGGTGATGAGCCACGCGCGGCCGGTCTCGGTGTCGGTCAGCACCTGCTGGTGGTAGTCGATGCGCTCGACCTTGAACCGCGTCGAACCGTTCCGGTTGATGAGCAGGCCGGCGCCGACGATCAGGGCGCACACGAGCACGCCGTACGCGATGAACATGGCGAAGCCGGGGGGAGGCGCGTGCGTCGCCTTCGCATGGTGGATCCCGCCGTTACTGGCGATCATGCGCCACTCGGTGTCGGTGTAGTTGGTGCCGGTCATGCGGCCTCACGCTCATCGCGACGCGCCTCGGCACGCTCCTGCTTCACGTGGTCGCGCTTCATCGCGCGCTCGCACGCGCAGATCCAGCAGCCGCGGTTGGAGCAGTGGCCGATGTGCTCGGTCTTGTGCCAGCGGTGGCCGCCCGGCGGGATGTCGCGGATGCGCGCGATGCGGTCGCGGCGAGCGACAACACGATCCGTGCGATGGCGGCGATCAGCACGGCCACTCACGCGCCCTGCTCCGGCGACGCCGGCACCCCAGTCACCACTCGAATACTGACCGGCCCTCCACCCTCGCCCGTGACCTCCAGCGGAATGCACCGCCCGAGCAGCGGGACGAAGCACTGCGGCGCCGTCGTGGCCACCATCGTCAGGTAGCCGACCAGGCCACCGTCGCCCTGGCCGTCCGAGCCGACGTTGCTGGCGGCGAGCAGCACGGCCTCGCGGATCGTCTTGGTCAGCTTGTTCGGCGTGCCCTTCTGCCGCCCGCCGGTTTTCTTGCCCTTGGCCATCTACCTAGCCCTGTTTCAGACGGGTCGCCGTCTGATCGCGACCGTAGTGTCGGTATCCCAAATGGCTACCGGAAAGACGCGCGTAAGGCACGCGGTAGGTGCTCGTGCGCCTTCCTGCGCTTCTCGTCCCAGGCGTCAACGATCCAGCACCACGCGCACAGTTCGCGCACCTCGATCGGATCCTTGGTCAACGCGAACGGCGTGGTCCACCAGTTCCGCGGCTCCGGTGGCTTGATCGCCTTGCGCGCCAGCTCGCCGAAATCGCCGCAACGCGAACAGTGACCCATGACACACAGGCTCGGCGCCCAGCGGTTTCCGGTCCACGAGTGGATGGGCGGTATCTCGATCACCTCTCCACCCCCATCGCAGCCGCGAGGGCGGCGCGCGCTATCTCTTCCACGCGGGCGACTTCATCTGCCGTGCGCGGTCCCGTGACAATGCGCAGGATCTCCCGCATCGCATCCGTCACCCCCTCGGGGGAGCGCCGGACGAAGCCGGCGGCGAGGATGGCGTCGGCGAGCATCTCAACGATTCCGTCACCAGATGCCCACAGACGGATGCGCCTGTCCATGTCCTTGGCGTCGCCCGTCGACACGGTGAGCACCGGTTCCAGCGCCGTCTGCTGCGGGCCGAAGGCGGTCGACAGAGTGCGGATCAACACCTCGCGGTCGGTCTCGCCGGCGGGGGTGGGCGTGCGCGACCACAGCACCGCCTGGCACCGCATGCAGACGATGCGCTCCAACGCCTCGTGGCCGGTCGATCCGCCGGAGTCGTGCCGCAGGTCGATCACGCGGTGCCGGCAGCCCTGCCCCTCGGGGGGTTGGGAGGGCGTGGGGGGTTGGGGGTCCGTCATGGCAACACCTCGATCGCTTTGATCGCGTAGGTCCACCGCTGGCCGAGGTACCGGCCCTGTGCCTTGCGATCGGCGATCCAGTTCTCGTCGTGGCGCTGATTGCGCTCGATCGAGGCCTCGGCGCCGGCACGCGACAAGTGCACGTCCATGACGCGCGTGGTCCAATCGCCGTCGCTGTCCAGTTCGTCGCACGTGAGCACGTAGACCGTGAGGCTCATGCGTCGTTCCCCTCCTGGGTGGGGGTGGCGCCGGCGGCGGGCTTGCCTGCCCTGCCGCACGCGCGGCAGCGCCGGCGCGTCGCAGCGGTCATCCCGTAGGCGTCGCATCGCGCACGTTGGGTGTGACCGCACGAGAGCGTTTCGAGCACACGGTCGTAGCGGTCCTCATACGTCCACGTCACGATGAGGCGCAGCGGGTTGCGGTTGATGCGCCTGGCTGTCGTGCGGTAGCTCACGGCGTTCCCCTCGGGGCGGGAGCGGCGCCGGCGGCGGGGTCGGCACGCAACGGCTCCGTCGGTTCGTCGCTCATGTCGCAGTCTCCGCCCCTGCCGTAGCGCGGCTCGTGCAGGTCGAAGCGGCGATGCGTGCCCTTGCCTTTGCGGTTCCTGACGACGTACGTGCCGACCAATCGGCCGCACACCGGACACCGCTTCATGCTCGCGTCGACGCTCACGGCGTTCCCCTCGGGGCGGGAGGGGCGGGGCGCACGGCCTGTCGCTCCCGCACGTGCGCGAACACCTCGCGCAGCGCGTTCGCCATCGCGGTCCGCCGCCGCGCTGCCTTGTCAGCCGCGTCGTAGATGCGCCAGTCGCAGCCCTCATACCGCTCCAGAGCCGCGTCGATCTCGGCCAGCGTCGGTTCCGTCGGGAAGCCCTCGTGGGTGGGGCGGGCGGGACCGGTGACGGCCATCGCAGCGCGCAGACGCCAGAGGTGGGTCACGTTGATGCGGCAGTCGGTGTCCGGGTTGCGGCATTCGCGATCAGACGACGCGTGAAGGACAGCCGCCACAGCGGCACGCAGCACGTCCTCCTCCTCGGGGGCAGACGGCGGCGCTTCTTCCGGAGAAGGGGGCATGCTCACCACTCCGTCGAGCAGATGACGCACGGGAACGAGTCGCACTCGGCGATCACCTGCGCGAGCGTGATGCGGCCGGTCTTCTCCTCGTCGCGCCAGATCGTCTTGGTCAGCGGCACCTCGTCGGGCTCGTCGCCGTTTTCGTCCACGTCGGAGCCGTACTCCTTCACGTGCCAACGGATCGCCTCGTCCCACGTCTCGGCCGCGACGATGTCTTCGTCGCAGACCTGCCAGGCGCGGATCTTGGTGCGGTCGATGCTTGACCCAGATGTGGTGTCCATGTCTCTCGTCCCGTGGTGCGTAGTAGTGATCGGAGGGGATGTTCCCGGTCGTGCCGTTACGCATCCGGATGGTGGAGGTTGACGCCGTAGCGACCCGCGAGCGCTTCGATCTCCGCCGCGGTGTAGGCGCGGTTCGCCTCCAGGTCGCGGTTCGGGTGCTTGTACCACCACAGGCAGAGGCCGGTGAGGTGATCGTGGAAGTACTCCTTCCCCATCTCGCACCAATCGCAGTCCGGCGACTCACACCAACAGAACGCGCGAATGCTGTAGTCGCCGCGGTTGAAGCCCTGGTAGCCACCGTCGTGACGATCCAGCAGCAGGTTCGCGAGCGTGCCTGCCAGCGAGCCGTTCCAGTCCTCGCCGGTGGCGTGGCGCTGCGTCACGATCTCGGCAGCGTAGACCGAGTGATGGACGATCGGCTTGCTGCTGTACGTCGTCTGCACGCTGTTGCGCGCGCCGAAGTGGAAGCCGCCGTATTTGATATACGGCGGCGTGTACCGCTGCACGAGGTCGCTGTCGAACTCGGTGTCGCTCACATCTTCTCCCGGGCGGGCGGTTGAGGGGCGGCGGACTCGTACAGGTGCCACACTGTATCGCCGCCGTTGATCAGCGTCGTACCGCGATGCGTCAGCCGCGGATCAACCTCTGCGCCTGTCGGCAGGATGATGAACTTCCGCGACTCGATGCGGTTGCCGGGGCTCATGTCGCCCTCGCACCACACCGAGAAGCCGTTGCGCGCAGGCTGGAAATCGAAGTGCAGAAGCCTGGCGCCGGCCGGCATGTCGACGGCGATCGTCTCGTGGACCGTGTTGAGCCCGTAGCGAAGGATTTGCCTGCTCACGACTCCGCCCCCTCCCCCTGGTCTCCCTCGGCGGCTGCGAGGGCGCGGCTCAGGATGCCGTGGATGCGGCAGGCACCGCAATCGTCGTCGCCCGGCCCCTCGTCATGGCCTTCTTGCATGAGTTCGTCGCAAGCCTCTTTGATGGCCGCGCGCAGCCGGTCGCGGTCGGCCTCAAGGTGGCGGCAGCGCCAGGTCCAGTAGTCGATGCCCCCCTTGGTCGCCGTGTCGAGCCGCTTCCAAGCTACGTCCTTAGATTCGACGGCCTCGTCCCGCTCCCGCTCGGCCCGCTCCGCGCGGGCGATGGCGGCGTCGCGCTCTCGTTTGATTGCTGCCACCTCTTCCGGCAGGCCAGCGAGGAACCCGAGCGACACATGCTTTGTGCATGCGCCGTCGGTGGCGTTGACGGTCGCGACCAGGATGCGCTTGGCCTCGTCGCGCTCCTTCTCGCGATCGTAGACCTCGGCGAGTCTGGTCCGGGCCAGCGCGAATCCTTCGTCCCGCTCCTTCTCCGCCGCCGCGAGGCGAGCGCGGAGGTCGGCGATGTAGCACTGGAAGTGCGTGTACGTGTCGCCTTCGATCAGGCAGCTAGCCGCGGCGGCGTCACCTATTACGTTCACGTGGCAGATTGGGCAGCGATAGTCGCTCACGGCTTCTCCCCACCGCAGACGCGGTCGTACTCGGCCAGCGCTTCGATGACATCGCAGCGCGCCGAAAGCAGATGCCCGGGGTAGTCCTTCACCTTCCGCGCCGCCTCAACCACCCGCTCCGCCGCCTCTAGCCGATCCAGCAGGGCCAAGATGGCTTCGGGCTGCGAGACGATCGCCAGCATGCCGATATGCGCCTCGGCGCCTTCGTGTCCGCCTTGCGTCGCCTTCTCGGCCAGAGCGCGGAGTTGATTGATGGTGGGGGTCATGGCTTGATCCCGTCGATGATTTTTTGAAGTCGCTCGGCCAACTCCTGGACTTCCCACTGAGCGTTGTGGACCGCACTGTCTAGCTTCTCAGCGCGGTCTTGCTCTGTGTAGGCAAGCCTCCG